CCAACCACCGCCCAGCGCACAGGAAGAAGTCGAGTGCCTGCAGGGCAAGCTCTACGCCCTGATGGCTACCTGCCTCAGTGAGGCCAGAAAGTTCGACCAGCTCACCCCTGGCGGCGGGGATGCGCTGCGCAGGGCCTGCGACCGGGCCGAGGAGTAATCGCCATGCTCCAAGAACACACGAATGCCGCGTACCTGCGCGCACTGGCAGACGGCTACCGCATCGGCGCAAAGCGCCCAGGTGACGAAGACTTTGAGCCGCTCACCTGCACATCAACTACAGCCTTCCATGCCCTGCTTCTGCCCACTTCTGGCCCGCTGAGCGCATGGGAATTCAAGATCGAGGGGATTGAAGATGACGAGTGAGAACCCTAAAGCACCCGTGTACTACATGGATGTGTATGACAACCTTGTAAGCGCGCCGAGAGAGCTTGTGCCAATGCACGGCGTGTCTCTGACCAATACGCCAGTCGCTTTCGATAACGCGCGCTTGCTGATGGATGCGCTCAACACACGCCACCGGTGCGGCCTGAGCCCTCGGGAGCTGCTGGAGTGGTATCGGAATCTTCAAACCGCGATCTCCGACTACCTAGAGCGCCAGGATGACCTCGACAACATGGAACATCACGGCATCAATGTAGAGCCGCACGACACGCTCATGCGCCGCCGCAACTATGCGAGGGATGACCTGGATGCCGCTCTCGCCAAATTGTCGTTAGCGGAAGCTAAGCCTCAACTCTTAAGCAGAGCTGATGAGTTGGCAAAGCACCTGCGAGATGCGCACGCGCTCATCGAAAACACCGAAGCCTTTGGACATACGGCTGGCTTCGGAATCCTCGAATGCGGAGGGTGTAGCTGGAATATTGATGAATCTAAAGCCGCTCTCGCCAAACACAAGGAGATTTGAGATGGAAGAAATCAACACAGGCGGCCCAGCATTCGGCCAGGTAGTCGAATTGCGATGCGTGCGAGTTGACCCATGCGGCGCCGAAGAATACGAGCCAGCATTGGCACAAGGCGGCATGACCATGCGTGACTACTTTGCCAGCAAAGCACTGCAGGGCCTTTGTGGGAGCAAGGCCTACGCAGAGGCGCCATACGAGGTGATTGCTCGTGAGGCTTACCAAGCCGCCGACGCCATGCTCAAAGCCCGGGAGGCCAAATGAAGCGCTACTCCATCTCGATCAACGACACCAAGCACGAAGGCCTGTTCGCCGACGACTGGCAGGCCTGGAGCTTCGTTCTCTCCCAAGACGACGGCAGTCCAATGAAAGTGAGGGTTTTGCAGCTATGACCACCACCCCCATGCTGACCATGCCAACCCGAGCACTGTGCCCCGAGCGAGGCCAGAAGAAGAGCCGCTACGTGCCGGCCCTAAAGACCGACATCCGCAAGACCTTTACTAAGTACCGGCGCCTACAAGCGCTGCAGGAGAAGAAATAGTGCCACCCATCAAGTACATCCACCACGCCCCCAAGCCGCTCTTTGTAGCGGCTTTTCTTTTGCTCGCGCTCTGCCTGGGCGCTGTGGCTAGCTGAGGAGGCATATGAGCAACATCGTCGTAAGCAACGCCCAGACCCTGGCGCAAGCGCTGAGCATTCAAGGTGACCCGCAAGAGCTGGTAGCCACCCTCAAGGCAACAGCCTTTAAAGGCCAAGTATCTGACGCGCAGATGGCTGCCCTCTTGGTGGTAGCCAACCAGTACGGCCTCAATCCCTGGACCAAGGAAATCTACGCCTTCCCGGACCGAAACAACGGCATCGTGCCAGTGGTCGGCGTGGACGGCTGGAGCCGGATCATCAACAGCAACCCGCAGTTCGATGGGATGGACTTTGCGCAGGATGATGAATCCTGTACTTGCATCATCTACCGCAAGGACCGCTCCCACCCCATCAAGGTCACGGAGTGGCTGAGCGAGTGCAAGCGCTCCGGACAAGGACCATGGCAGTCCCATCCGAAGCGCATGCTGCGCCACAAGGCGATGATCCAGTGCGCTCGCCTGGCCTTTGGCTACACCGGCATCTATGACCAGGACGAGGCCGAGCGCATCAATGAAGTGCCAGCGCCCACTACCCCGGCCCCAGAGGCCCCGCAGCATTTGCTGGACCAGGCAGAAGAAGCGGCGAATGCTGGAACTGAGGCCTACAAGGTCTACTGGCAATCCACAGCAACGCCCGATGAGCGCAAGCTTTTGGCCAAGCACCACTCAGCGTACAAAAAGATTGCCGAGTCAGTGGACCGTGAGCGAACGGTGACCGATGTGCAAGCAAAGGAGGTGACCGATGCTGACGATAACAGCGGCACAGCAAACGCCTGAATGGTACGAGGCCCGAATTGGCAAGGCCACTGGCAGCCGATTCGCTGATGTCCTGGCCGGGGGCAAGGGCCTGACCAGAAAGGCCTACGCCACCCAGCTAGCCCTGGAAATCATCTCAGGGAAGGCGGCCGAGACGTACACCAGCCAGGACATGGAAATCGGCACGGAGCGCGAGCCAATCGCCCGCGCCGAGTACGAAGCCCTGACAGGCAACTTCGTAGAGGAAGTGGGCTTCTGCCTGCACGACACCCTCCCCGCCGGAGTCTCGCCTGATGGCCTGATTGACGAGGATGGTGGTGTGGAAATCAAGTGCCCAAAGGCCAAGACCCACGCCGAGTACCTAGAGCTGACCCGCGAGCCCTCAGCCTACACCGCCCAGATTCAGGGGTGTATGTGGGTCACAGGCCGCCAATGGTGGGACTTTGTCAGCTACCACCCCGACTTCCCAGAGAACGCACGGTTGATTGTTCGACGCATCCCAAGGGATGAAGCGTTCATTGAGAAGCTTCAACGCGCCATTGAGGAATTTTCCCAAGAGGTGCATCGAACAGTCGACCTGATCCGCAACTACAAGAACGCGGCATAACCAACACCCTCCGGGAAGGCCGGAGGGACGAAAGGCAACTATGGCATCCGTCAACAAAGTCATCATCGTAGGCAACCTGGGCCGCGACCCTGAAATACGCACCTTTCCCTCGGGCGACCAGGTGGCCAACGTCACAATTGCCACCACTGACCGTTGGCGAGACAAGAACAGCGGCGAGAACAAGGAAGCCACTGAGTGGCACCGCGTCGTGTTCAATGGCCGTCTGGCTGAAATCGTCGGCCAGTACCTGCGCAAGGGCAGCCAGGTCTATGTGGAAGGCAGCCTGCGCACCCGCAAGTGGACCGACCAGGCCACCGGCCAGGAGCGATATGCCACCGAGATTCGCGCCGACAGCATGCAGATGCTGGGCCAGCGCGGCGAATCGGGGCAAAGCGGCTACGAGGGCTATGGTCAATCGGAGCATCAAGCCGCACCAGCCCCGCGCCAGGCCCAGCGTCCCGCCCCACCACCACGGCAGCAGTTCGAGCACGACGGCAAGAACTCACCAAACGAAGGCCGTCCACGCGCCCCTGGCGGCTTTGACGACATGGACGACGATATTCCTTTCGCCGACCCCATGCGCCGCAGCCTCCGTCTGTATCCAGTGATCTAACCCAGGACCGCCCAAGAGGCGGTTTTTCTATGAAGAAACAATTCACACCAGAGATGGAGAAGCAGCTCATCAAGATGCGCAAGATGGGCTGGACTGCTCAGAAGGTGGCTGATGCTCTTGGGATTGCCAAGTCCACGGCTGCCGGCCGCATGGCGTTACTGCCAAAGCCGTGCGGGCGGGACAAGCTGGACGAGCACATAACTCGAAGCTCCATCGTCTTCAAGCCCCAGGCCAAGATCGTCATGCCCGCTGGCATCAAGATCCAACGCCCCATCAGCGTGCTTCACGACAAAGCGCCAATCTGCAACGCCACTGTGTTCGGCAAGTACGAAGGCACTGAGCTGGCATACCGGAGATAGCCATGGAAGTGATGATGAACCGGGAGCAGCGCCGGGCAGCTAGGCGTGCAAAGCCGCCGCGCCGTGGGGCTGGGCATATCCAGATGCCAGTCAACATGCGCTTCAGCGCAGAAGAAGAGACCTGGATGATGCTGATCCCTACCCAGGGAGCGAACCAGTTCCTGGACGGGACCGCTGACCGCGATGTCTGGCATTCAGTCATGGGCCGCATCAACTTTGCCATCATCCTAGGCGACAACCATTTTGGGTCTCCGGGCGACGAAGGCTCCGAGGCTCTGCAGGCGGCTAGGCTGGTCATGAGGGCTGTGAAAGAGCATGGAGACGCCACCGGCTCATGGTCGATGACAAATGAGCAGCACGGTGTTGTCATGACCGCCCTGACCTTGGCCAACCAGATGCAAAAGATGTGCACGCGCCGGGAGCTGCGCGACGCCATGACCGACATGATGGGACAGCTTGAGTACAACAAGCAATCTGACGCCATCAAGGACAAGCTCGACGCCGGCCAGATTCCTGGCTAACCACCGCCCCCAGTGGGCCCTATTCACAGCCCGCCCTGAGCGGGCATTTCCATTTCTGGAGCCCAACATGGCTGAAAACAACTCTTCCGCTCCCCTCAAGACTGCCGAGGGGGCTTATCCTGCGCTGCCTGCGCCTGTCTCGGAGCAGTTTCAAGGCAACGACGATGGCTGGTATGGATTCATGGACGCGCGACACGAGCAAGCGACCATGAGGTCCAGGGAATGGCCCATTAGAGAACTGTTCACAGCTGAGCAGATGCGCGCCTACGCGGCCCAGGCAGTGGCAGCACAGGCGCCCACTGGCAACTGGATCAATGCCGATGATGTGTCCCGCTTGGCGCGCGATCTGGATGTTGCGCTTCATGGCGAAGATGGAGCGGCGTCACAGGCTTCGCTGTGTGATGTCGTCGGCCTGGTAAAGGAAGCTGCTCAGCAGCTGGGGCGCCCCATTCTGGCAGCACAGGCAGCGCCCGCAGCAGTGGCTGTGCCTGAAATCACTGATGCGATGGTAGATGCGTACCTTGCTGAGCAGCGCCGCACTGTCGAGGAGGCTGATCGCTTTGGCCGCTCGAACATCGGCGGACTGCACACCAACACCGTGCGTGACGCGTGCCGTAACGGATTGCGCGCCGCACTCGCCACCCCAGCCCTTCCAGCTACCGAGCCAGCGCGCGCAGCGGTGGGCTTGACCGATGCCTTGCGCGACTTGATTGAGGCAATCGAGTACACGCCGCTCGGAATTCGACAAATCAAAGCACTTGAGCGCGCCCGAGCAGCCATCAAGACCGAAGGAGAAATTCCAGCTACTGAGGATTCCTCGGCAGGTGACCTGTCCGCGCCAACCGACGCTGAAATCATCGCGCTCAATGACGGCGAGCGTTTCTTCAGCACCTCAGAAAGCCGATTCGGCAAAGAGGTGAACCCGCACACTCAGTACCACACGGGCGAACCTGGATACCTGCAGTTTGCCCGCGCAGTGCTTGCGCGCTGGGGGTCAGCAACCCAGGCCCAGGCAGAGGTGCAGGCCGAGCCGGTGGCGGAAGTGGCATTGACCGTGAAGCCGCCAAATGCCTCTGATGCGTGGCTCCCTCATAAGATCATTTATGCCTCGTTGACATGGCTCGACGCTAACCCTGTAGGGACCAAGCTCTACGCAGCACCCCAGGCCCAGCCTGCTTTCCAGCAGCGAGTGCAGCCCTGGATGATGGAATGCTTTGGCCCTGAAATCTCAGCCGATCGCATCGAGCGCAATCACCGCTTTCTAGAGGAGGCGCTGGAACTGGTGCAGGCCACCGGCTGCACGCAGAGCGAAGCGCATCAGCTGGTGGACTATGTGTTTGGCCGTCCAGTGGGTGAGCCAGCGCAGGAGGTGGGTGGTGTGATGGTCACACTCGCCGCGCTGTGCCTGGCCAATGGCCTGGACATGCACCAGGCGGGCGAAACGGAGCTGGCCCGCGTATGGATAAAGGTGGAAGCCATCCGTGCGAAGCAGGCAGCGAAGCCAAAGCACTCCCCGTTGCCCCAGGCCCAGCCCGCTGATGCGTGGGCTCATCCTACTGGACGGCTCTACACCTACGCAAAACAACCAAACAACCAGGATGCCTGGCGAATTGGTGAAGCGTGTCATGCGGCCCAACCCGGCGGTGATCCCATCGACCAAGGGCTATCTCTGCTGCAGAAGCTCCAGGATAAGGGCTATGGGATCTTCACCATCGACGCCGCCATGGCTGCAGCCCAGGAAGGCGGCAATGCCGCAAAGGAGGCGTGATGGGGCTATCCGCACACCAAAGCGCCCGCATGAAGAACGACGAATGGCTGACCCCACCAGAAATTCTCCATGCGCTCGGCCATTTCGACCTTGATCCTTGCGCACCAGCTGACAACCGACGGCCCTGGAATACCGCCGCGCATCACTACAGCGTCAACGATGACGGCCTCTCCCAGCCTTGGCATGGCCGCGTCTGGTGCAACCCGCCGTTTGGCAAGGAAGCTGTGAAGTGGCTGCGCAAGCTGGCCGCGCATGGAAACGGTGTTGGTCTTATCCCTGCACGCACTGAAACCGCCATGTTCTATGAATGCGTCTGGGGATTGGCTGATGCCGTCTGCTTCATCAAGGGGCGGCCTCATTTCCACTACGTTGACGGAACGCGAGCAGCCGCTAACAGTGGCGCGCCAATCTGCCTGATCGCCTACGGCGCTGAAAACGTGCAGGCGCTTCGCAGCGCCAAGCTCGGGATGGTGCTGGAGATACAACAACAGGGGAAGGTTCTGTGATGGAGCAAACAAGAGCCAGCTCCTTCGTGGAAGCGTGCATCAACACCGCAATCGGCTTCGCCACTACCCTGGTGCTGGCACCGATTGTGTATCCACTTTTCGGCCATTCGTTTACTTTGGCGCAGAACCTAGGAATCACAGCCATTTTCACCGTCGTGAGCATCATGCGCGGCTACGCCGTGCGGCGATGGTTTAACGCTCGAATCAAGCGCTTTGCAGCACTCATCACCCAGGCCGAGCCCGCCCCCAAGGAAGCACCATGAGCTTTAAGAAAGTCCTCGATAGACAACGCCGCATTGCAATCGACTACCCCTGCCAATTTGCGGAGCAGTGCGCCGATGGACGCTACATGTTTACCGTCAACGCAGCACAAGGCATCACCTGCGGCGTGAATCTGACAGTGAATATTGGCGAGGAATGAGTGGCCTTCTTCATGGGGCGTGCCCTCTGGATGGTCAGCGTTTCCGTCAACGGAATCCCCCGCATGGCATGGGATTCAGAAATTGAGCGCATTGCTTTGCGTGTCGCTTCCCGCGCGCTGGACGGCTGCGGCATCCCTAGCGATGACCGCTGGTCACATGGCACGCTCACCACAATTCTTCGCCGACAGTGTTCGCCTGCCGAAAGGCGGCGCGTTCCTGAACCTTATCTACCCCAGGCTTTTACCTGCGAGAGAAATTGACATGATCGACAAAACAGACGCTGCCGTCGCAACGCTGGAGCACCTTGGCTACACCCATGAGGGCGGCAGTCTCTGGAAGCCGCCGCTAGGAAACCGCCCGACTTCAATCTGTTGGACACCTTGCACGCGCGCATCGCTTCCCTGGAGGCCCAGCTATCAGCGCGGCAGGCTGCGCCGGAGGGGTGGCGCCTTGTGCCCGTGGATTTTGTGCGCGGCTTCGGCAACCTGGCTCATAACTACTCGCTGCAGGCGATTGCGCCGGATTACTACTGGGGTAATGAGCGCTCTGCATTCACTGACGCGTACGCACGCTGCGGCCATGACCTGGCAGAGCTAAAGGCGCTGCTCTCAGCCGCCCCTCCCCCACCTGAGCGGGAGCCGCTGACCGAGCAAGAAATTCTAGATGCGGTGTCTAGCCTTTACGCTCATCCAACGCTTCGCTCAATGGGTGCTGCCGATGACATAGCGACAGCCCGTGCCATAGAGCGCGCACACGGAATAGGAGCCACCAATGATTGACCGAGACACTGTGATAGCTCACCTGATAGACGCTGGAGTCATCGAAGAAGATGGCTGCGGCCTATTCTTGTGTGCTGGGTTGTCATCTGAGGTGATTGATGCCGCATTGGCTATCGCCCAGAAAGCCGTCGACGGCCAAAAGCAGACCCGCCGCGAAACCGAGGCCATGGCCGAATGCATGGACATGGTTCGCCAAGACCTGATCACTGCCGGCGTGGTGGGTAGCTCTGTTCCGCCAATGATGCTTGCAGAGGCCGTGATTGCCGCGCAGCACAAGGCGGTGCTGGCAGAGCGCGAGGCGTGTGCCCGAATCAACGCCGAGAAGTCTGATCGACTCGGACAAGAGGCGGAGGAAGCGCTAGAAGAAGGCGATCTTGACACATGCACATCGAACCGGGCAGCAGCGCATCTGCTGTCAGTTTGCGCAGCACGCATCCGCGCTCGCGGCACTGGAGGTGAGGGATGAACGACGCCGTATTTCTCATGCTGTGGCTCTGCCCGGCATTCATATCTCTGTGCGTGGCGTTTGGCGCCATTAAGGACGATGAGCCAGTCTATGGCGTGATCTTTATTGCCGTAGCCATCATCCCCTTTGCGGCCATGATTGGCCTCGTAGTGGCTTTCATCTATGGATGCTTCTGGGGCGCCATCAAAATCGTTGAAAAGTCATGGAGGCGATAAATGACCATCGAAGTCCTGACCAAGTTCAACCCGTTCGCCATGGTCGCGCCAAAGAATAGAGCAGACATCAACACCCTGCTGGATGAGGCGCTCTATGAGCTGGCCAACATCAACGCGCACCTGGACGAAGCATTCCCTGATTTAGGAGCCACCAATGACAACCCTTGACCCAAGCCGTGAGGCGTTTGAATCTCTCCTATCACGGGCCCGCCAATTACCGGAAGCAGCAAAAGAGCGCTGGAAAGACGGATCCTACCGCTTCAAGTTCATCGAAGATGCTTGGCAAGAGTTCTATTCCGGATGGACGGCGCCCGCAGCCCCAAAGCAGGAAGGAAGCACATGAAGAAGAACGTGCTCTCGCTTTCCATCCAGGCGATGTTTGGTGGGTTCTGGGACAGCCAGGGCTATTGGATACACACGCTGCAGCGCAGTACGCTTGGTACGCCGATCAAGGTTCGGTTCCGAGTGCCGCCCAACCCAGAAGACACCTTGGACTTTCGCGTGTTTCTGAGCCCATTCGCCCCAGGAGCCACCTATGCATCTATCTAAACGAGCCCGCGCCCTACGAGAGCGGCGCGACAGATTCCGCGAACAAGACGAACCCCAACCCCGCAACTGCGGGGTTCTTCATTTTGGAGAACGATATGAAAGTTGAAGCGCAAATCACCCACGAATTTGACGTGGCAGCCATCAAGGTTTCGGCAGAGGTCCGTTACTGGGAAGATGCTCAAGTTGGCAACGCTGTAGATGTGGATGGATCAAAAATCCCTCTTCGCAATGGCGATTGCTGGGAGCCAGTCATCGACCTGGAAGCGGGAAGAATCCGCAACTGGCCAGATGGTGTAGTGGCATCTGTCCATTACAAGGTCTGTGATGCAGGGGTCTACGAGCTGCTGGACGCGCAAGACCGGACGATAGCAGTTCGAGATGGCTACGTACCCGACATCCTTTCGCCTGCCGAGTCTGGCTATGGCGACTACATCATCTTGAATATCGGTGGCGATGGTGTGCTTGCCGAATGGCGCCCCGACATCGAGCCAGAAGAATGGAAATGGCAAGTTCCAAGCATCGACTGAACCACCCGAGCCCCGCCAATGAGCGGGGTGATTTTTTGGAGGAATGGATATGGCTGAATTTCTGACGAATCAGGAACGACGCGAATTAACCGGCTATTCCTGGAGAGACAAGCAAGCCGATTGGCTTCGATCCAAGGGATTGCCATTCAAGACTGATGGGTCTAGATTGATTGTCCTGCGCACCCATGTTCATCAGTGGCTGGCCGGGAAGAAATTTTCAGGCGGCGGAGGCGTGAATCTTGGCGCTATCAAATAAGGAGGTGCTATGCCCAAACTTGTGAAATACCCTAGATTGCGCACCCACACGCGCAAAAACAAGAATGGGCGAGTGCGTGTCTATTACTTTTTCAATATGCAATCCGAGGGAGAGAAAGATATTCCTCTTGGTTCGGACTATGACATCGCGCTGAAAAAGTGGAAGGAGCTGACGGAAACTGGCGAACTTAAAACAGGCTTGATAGGGCAGGCGCTGGCCAGGTGGACGCTGGACGAATTGCCTAAATATGAGAGCAAGGAAACGATACGCGGCTATAAAAAAAGCCTGAAACAACTGGAGCCAGTCTTTGGTGAAGCGCAATGGGAAGATGTGGATTTGCCTACCCTCCGGCAATACCTAGACCTTAGAACAGCTAAAACCCAAGGCAACCGAGAAATGTCTCTACTCTCTATTGTTTGGCACAAGGCGCTTCTATGGGGCATGACTAAGCTCCCATGGCCGGCAGAAGGCGTGAGGAATTGGAAGAACGAGGAGAATGCTCGGGAGTTTGAAGTCACGCCGGAACTATTCAACGCCGTTTACAAGATGGGGGATCAGACTCTGCGTGACTGCATGGACATTGCTTCAGCAACCGCATTGCGACTGACGGATGCGCGCAATATCCGTTTGCCAGTGAATGGCATCTTGCATCACAGAACCAGCAAAACAGGAAAGCGGCTGGAGTTTGTTGTTGCTGAGTCCCCCGTGTTGGCCGCCATTGTGGAGAGGCGCATGGCTAACCCCTCATCGTGTGTCATGTTGCTTTCAACCCCATCAGGCGCCGCAGTGTCAGGGCGAATGCTTCGGGACAGATGGGATGCCGCAAGAGAGGCCGCTGCCTACAGGGCCGAAAAAACAAACAACCCGGAACTAGCCGCACTGATCCGGGAGATGTACTTGCGCGATATGCGGAGCTTTGCAAGCGACCTGGCGGGAAGCGTTGACGATGCATCCAAACTGCTGCAACACAGCAGCAAACGCATCACGGAGCGCCACTACCGAACCAAGCCAGAGCGCCTAAAAACGGTCAGATAAGCGTTCCACATAAACCATTGGCATACAGCTAGAAAATTCTAGTTTTTGTGGAACGAATATGACCGCCAAGCCGCATGGATACTGGAAGCGTTAGGGGACTCAAAATCCCCCGCCGCAAGGCGTGCCGGTTCGATTCCGGCCCCGGGCACCACACTCAAAGCCGTTAAGTTTAAACAACTTAGCGGCTTTTTCTTTGTCTGGTCGTGTTCCCAAAAAACCGTGGCGTTCCATAAAAACGAACTCGCGTTCCATAAAAAACATAGCAACCGACATTCTAAACTGGGGGCAAGCCCCTTGTTACAGAGATGCCGGGGCGCGCACTAAACCCCACTGGCCTCACTCAGGCACTCCCTGGCAACAACCACTTTTTCGGCCTCTGTACTGTATAAATACACAGTACACCTAGGAGGTCAGCATGAAGCTTGAGAAGCACTACTTTTGGAAAATTCAGGACTTGGGGAAGTGGAAGACCACCCGCTTTCGCTGCACTGAGGACCACATCAAAGACGATCACCCGGAAGCGATCTGCATAGAAAGCTCTCTCATTGACAGGTGGGTGCCAGAGACAGACGAAGAGATGTGGGAGCAATACCGGAAGACCTCGACCGGCGTTCTCAACAATCCTGGCCAGTACTTGCCGCCCAAGACTGCCGCCCCGTCCACCGACTTCATGGATTCGCTGAGCAAAGATGTGCCGTTTTAACGGCGGGCCCACAAACGAAAAAACAGCCTCCCCAGTGCCGTAGTGCCGCCGGGGAGGCTTTTTCTATTTCTGGCTGCAGGCCTGGTCGCTGTCGTCACCGCTCAGCCGGCGCTCGATGTTCACCTGGTCGCATAGCGCTGCTACTTCAGCGTCTCGCCGCCTAAGATCGCCTCCGAGGCTTGCGACCACACCGAGGCCTTCTGCAAGCTGGCGGTCGATGGCTGAGGCTTTATCTGCAAGATCGCTGCGGGCAGCGGCGTCGGCTTGGGCTTGCGCACGATAAGTGGCGGCTCTGCTGTCGGTGTCGCGGTGCAGCCGCTCAGCACGGGCAAGCTCAGCGCGCACATCCACATCAATGCCAGTCTTGAGGTTCGCCAGGCGGTCGGCGTTGTAGATCGTGTCTTGGGCATGCTTGCTCTCCAGTTGTGCAGTTTGGGTTTCGTGGGTGCGAGCGGCTTCGGCCCGGGTGGCCGTGCCCAGGGCCTGCTCAGCCTCGCACGTTGCCACCTGGCCGCTCATGCGCCACCCGTTGACCAGCGCACCGGTGGCAAACAGGGCAAAACAGGCCAAAATTCGCAGAATTACACCGGTGGTCATGGCTTTTGCTCCCAGGGCCGAGCTTTGGCCTCTTCCTTCACTATCCTGCTGATCTGCCCCCTGGGGGTGCCAACCTTCACCAAGGCTTGAATGCGCTTGGCCATCCAGGACATTTCGTCTGGTGGGATGCCAGTCACAGCCGCCATAGCGGCCACGCCGTTGTAGGTCTTGCCATCTGGGTTCTTGAACTGCTCAAACATCACAAGCCCTCCTCACAGATCTCGCCATTGGCATCGCCCCGGGCCTGCAGGCCTGGCAGTACCACGGACACCCCATTGACCGTGCCCCGGTTCCAGCGCGGGTTCTCTCGGCATGCTCCCAGCACATCCCCCGCATTGGCCTTGCGCAACAGGGTCGAGGTGTACAGCGCGCCCTCGCCCTTGTTGTGGATGAAGTCGATGAATACGGCCTGCTGCAGCGGGGTGTAGGTGGACCAGAGCCTGAACAGACCCATGGCCGTACGCTCAGCTGCCAGGTATCGGATGCGCTCGAGCGTGTAGCAGTCGGCCGGCGTGTAGTACCGGCCAGCCACGACAGCGCGCCCAGTGATGCCGTTGCAGACCGTCAGGGGCTGCCCCTTGCCCAGCTTGTCCACGTAGGGCGTGCCAATGTGGCGGTAGCTGCTCTCGTAGTAGCTGCCCATCACCATGGCGATCTTGACTGCCTGGGATGTGCCTGAGTCAGCAGCCACAGCCTGGATATAGTGATTCTGCTCGGCCATGGCCTGAGCGGCGGCCTTGTCGCGCTCGAGCGCCACGTAGCCGCCACCGCCTGCAGTCAGCACGGCTAGCGCCATCAGGCCGGCGCGCAAAGCGTTGGGGATGCGGCTCACAAATCACCCCGCACAGTCTCGTCGGCCAGCTTTCCCATCGCGCGCCGAGCGAGATCGCGCCGGTAGTCGCGCCGCCACTTCCATACCAAGTAGCCTGCCTGCAGGACGATAAAGAAGATGGAAGCCACAACCAGCCAGTCAGAAAGAGGCAGGCCGCCGTAGCGAGCTGCACCCCCTGCCACTGCTCCTGGCGTCGCGTGGTAGGCCGCTGTTGCAATGTCCTGGCGCTGTTCAGCACTTAGGTGCCGGTTGACACCTATGGCGGCGAGAAGGACGACGAGCGCTTTTTTCATGGGCCCATGATCCCGGGCCCAGCCTCTTGCGTCTAACCCTACGCGGGGGAGGATCAGATAACGATCTGCGCGGCAGCGATAAACATCTCGTCCAAAGCATCTTCACTCAGGCCAAGCGCAGCAGCGGCCTTGGTCAGAAACGGAGAGTCGAAGCGGCGCCAGGTGCTGGTGTGGTTCCAGGCCAAGTCTGCCCACATAGCCTCTTGCTCGTCGGTGATGCCGGCCATGTAGTCAAGCACCCCTTGCGTGAGGCCCTGTAGCCCCAGGATCGCCCGGCCCTGTGCGCGGCTGATCTCGGCAGGCACGCGGGCGCGGCGCTCGTCATCGGCAATCTGTTCGGCCGTCTTGAGCTGGCCCCAGTCGATGTTAGGCATTGGGCACCTCGTCAGTAGGCAGCGGCACGCGGCCATCTGCGGGGTTGAGGATCGGTTGCGGGAAGGCGCAGCTCACGGGCGCGTCCCAGGCAATGGGCAGCAGCAGGGTCAGCTGCAGTTCGCCACCCTGGCGGCACACATCGCCAACGACGAATTCGCAGTCCACGGCCGCCGCCGGCAGAACGCCACCTTCGGCAATAGGCGTGAAGTCGAACGGCTCGCCATTGATGGTGAGCTTGTCGCCATCCTTGATCACTTCCAGCGAGTCGGCGCGGACCTGGGGTGAGAGATTGATTTTCATTAGAACCACCGTCCTATCGCAACACACGAGATGTAATAGTTGGCTGCAGTTCGAGAAGCACCTGAAGTGAGGTAATAACTTCCCCAGCTCGTAAGCGTCTGAGATATAGAGCTGCTAGTCAAAAACGCTCCAGCTCCACCACCTGAGACAGATAAGGTCGTAGATGGGGCTGTTCCCGAGAATGCTGCTGGATATGTGCCAAGGTCAACCGCTGGACTGTAGAGGACAGAACCACCGTCACTGTTGGAAATTGCCGTATTCACAGTTTGCGTTTTCCAGCAAATCTGCGTTCCATCTGCAAACCGTACAAACTCCCCATTCGCATTGCTACCGCGCTGAATAATCGCGCCTGTCGGCACTCCGCCAGACTGGGACACCGTGCCCACGATCGCGGCGACTGCAGCCGAGCCAAGCCCCAGATTGCTGCGCGCTGCTGCTGCCGTCGTGCCGCCGGTGCCTCCGAGCGATACCGGCAGAAAATCCCCAGCAACCCACTCGCGCAGCTCTGCGCTATTACCGCCGGCTGCTACCGCTTTAAGGGGTGTAGTCATAGGTCATCCCTTGTAGAAAATATGGAACCGCGCCGGGCGCCCGGAAACGCTGGCACTCGAAGCTGCGGTGACTACGGCTCGGATTTGTGCATTGGTCACAATAAAATTCCATTGCGCGTCGCTGTAGTAACTATTCGGAGGCACCCAGTTACCTGCGGTGTTATTCACGATTCCGGTCACGCTCAAAATGTCAGCCTGCACTAGGCCATGCGCAATCAAATCAGCACCCGTGGTACTGCTAGTCATCGTGGTATCGATCGTCTTGGACTTGATGACCAAAGACTGCTCACCCAGCACCGCACCTGCAGAGAAGGTCTGCACCCCCAGCCAGGTCCGGGCAGAGCCCAGCAGCCAGGTCAGCAGCGCCTGCACGGTCAGCTTGAAGGTGGACGAGCCCCGGCGTATGGCCCAGAGGTCTGTTACCTGAGGCGTTACGCCGTCGGTGAACCCGTTGAAATCCACATCCAGCTTCCCGGACAGGTCCACCGGATCGGGCGGGGTTGGGTCTTGCGTCAGCAGCCAGACCGCTGCATTTGCAGCCACCACCTCCGCACTGGAGCCATCGGCGAGCACCACCAGGGCTGGCCCAGCACTTCCCACCGTCACCTGACGCACCGTTACGCCATCGGCCATGCGCACCGATACCAGGCGCGTCGGCGCCACGACGGCGTCCCCGGCAGGCAGCTGCTGGGGGATACCGCCCTTGAGGACCAGTGGCTTGCGGATGGGCATGAGCTTTACAGGATCTGGAAGCCGTAGTCGTCGGTAATCAGCTCGGTCGCACTCTTGGCCTTACCGAGGATCTGATTCACTTTGTTGACGTTGGCCGCGTCCGTGGCATCGAGCGGTGCCGCCAGAGTCGCACCAGCATTGCCCAGCCAGTAGGTGGCGCCCGGGGTCAAGCCGGTTTGGGCACTGTTCACGCCGTCCAGCGGGTAGACGGTTGCAGGGGCCGAGCTGGCCACCGCCACTAGCACATAGCCGTTGGCCTCGCGCCCACTGGCAGCATCGGCCAAGCGCACAGCTGCAGCGCCTGCGTTCGTGTAAATCTGAACATGGGACCCCGCTGGCAGAGCTTCGGTCGCGTTCAGAATCTGGGTATTCGTGCCAATGCCAGAGGGCATCAGCGACATATCCAGCTTGCCCGCACTGTCGAGCGCCGGGATCTTGCCCGCGTCTGCAGCACCCGCCGAAGTGGCGATGCCAAAAATCTGCTTTACCTTGCCGCCCA